CCTCCCTCCCCGTTATACCTTTCGGCATAGCGGTTCTGTCAACCTTGTTTGGAGATTGATCATGTCTATCAGCTTTAGTCCTTCCCAGGTGCGCGTTATTCTTAAGGCGCAGATGGCCGAGGAGATGTGTACAGTCGCTACACGCGAAAGCGTGCGTGGCTCTCATCTTCTCCTCGTCGATCGTGCGTGGAACAGGTTTGATGCAGAAATGGATCATTACCTGAACCACCGATCGGTCGGATTGTCTGCGGTACGTAAGTACCACAGACTGCTGATCGATGCGATCAACTCTTTCAACTTGATTGACAGTTGAAGGAGGTCCTCGGGGCTTGTTACCCCGGACACTTTTGGTGTCTAGTTCGAAAGAACGATGATATCAGTGTGTCTCAGTTGGCCTCACTAGCCCGCGCTGTGAAGCGTGTCCACAGGAGTAACCATGACGACGGGTACTACTTACCGAAACTCGTACTACAACGTCTCTCTTAACGCCGGCCCTACCTGGGTTGGGGTCAAGTGGGTAAAGAATTGGAACGGGGCTGATCGCCCCGCTTCGACTCCTTCATCCGCTATGGTCCCTGTTCTCAAGGGGGGTCGGGTACGTTACCGGATTAAATTCCGGCCTGAGAAGGTTGTAACAAGGGTTTCTAAACGACGTACGGTTCTTACTCGCTCTTACTACACCGTGAAGGTACCTGGTCCTACGATCAGACGCCCGAACCGGAAAGGTAAGGGCACCCACGAAGTGAAGACGTTCGTGAGAGAGCGTCGATCCAAGTTGGTTCCACGTGAGGTTGGGGGTAAGACCTACTACAAGATCCTCAAAGAGCAGAGCTGGCTTATATCTAAGAAGTCTAGAAGCTTCCTAGTGTATAAGAAAGCAAAGCTCCCGCGAGAATCTTGGGGCGAGCATGCGTATCAAATGCAGCTCGATATCGAGCAGCAGAACCAATCGGTATTCATGACCAGAGATTATGGCTTTAACCCTCCCAAATGGCTGGGACCGTACTCATGTACGGCCACCTCCATGGCGGGGTTACCGCTCATGACCTTTAATTGGTCGAATAACGACGTTCTCGCCCTCATCGGTAGACTCCGTCAGGCGCTTCTCGGCAGTCAGTTTCATGCCGGGAAATTCTTGATAGAGTCTGGTGAGGCACTTAATACCATAGCTAACGTCGCTGAGCGCGTTACTCACAGCTACCTCTTTGCAAAAAGAGGAAACTGGAAGGCAGCGTTCAATACGATCGTTGATGCCCAGACTGCTCGTTCCCGTAACGGGAAGGCCGGTAAATCTGCCCGAAAGAGCACTTCTGAGTTCTCTGTAGCTCAGACGGCCGCCAATAATTGGTTGCAGTGGTCTTATGGACTAAGTCCACTTCTGTCTGATGCTAAAGGAGCCGCAGAAGCTCTGGCACACTATCAAAGTGTGCCGCGTCGGCAGAGGACCGTCGTGTCTCTCCTTGGCTCTGCCAAGGTGACGAGTAGTTCGCCGTCGGTGTACGAATGGGACGCTTTTGCGTATATAGGCGCCAAGCTTATAGCGATCCACGCAGAAACCAATCTGCCAGCCCTCACGGGTTTGACTGATTGGCAATCTGCGTTGTGGGAGCGAACACCTTGGTCGTTTGTAGCTGATTGGTTTATCCCAATTGGGGATTACCTTGAGGCCCGCGGTACTGCGCAAGCAGTATCGGGTACATTTATCTTGACGACTCGGAAACACGTTCATATAGGTGGTGTCAGATCCATCCATCCTGACCTGTCCTTCGGGGCAGGTTATTATGGGTTGCATCTTAACATCAACCGGGATGTTATGACGGAACTTGCCGTCCCGACACCCCAGTTTAAACCTTTGAACGAGGTGATGAGTTCGTGGAAACGTGCTGCAAATGCCGTTTCACTCCTGACTCAACAACTTCGGCGTTAAGCCGAGCCGGCTGCCATCCCTACCTAGAGATGGCTCCTCTCAACCCAAACTTTCTTGAGGTCACTCATGTCGCAAATTGCGAACATTTCCGTCTATGACGGAGCAGCAACCCCTGTGTTGCACACCCTCGTGCCGATCTCAGTCACCCGTACTGGCAACAGCGTCAAGGCGGAGTGGCGTGAAGTCTCGGCGTCGGTTCCGACCGATGCCCAGGTTAGCGCTACTGCCATCCTGACGAAGTTGAAGTCGGGTGTCTACAAGTGCGAGGCTCGCGTGGCGGTACCCGTGATGGAATCGGTGACGAACCAAAATTCGAGTGGCTATACCGCCGCTCCGAAGGTTGCGTACGTCAATACGTATCTCTGCACGGGGTTCTTCCATGGCCGTTCGGACGTTACTGGTCGTCGATTGGCAAGGCAGATCCTTACGAATCTGCTGGGAAATGTCTCGACTTCTGTGGCTGCTGCCACATCGGGACCGCTTCCTGACCTTTTCGATTACCTGGTCGCGCCGACCTGAACTGCTCGCATCCAAGCTCCCTTCACCCACCCGGATGTTCCGGCTTACCTACACCTATACGGAGGTGGGGGCTGGAATGAATATCGAAAGCTAACTCTTCCCTTCCCTCCATACGAAGTATGGATGCCTGTAACCCTGACGAACAGTCAAGGCCAAGCAGTGGTTAGAGATTGGTTTGCAATCGGTACCATTCCTCCTCCTCCGTAAGTATAGTCTGTAGGGGAAGGGGTCGGCTAAGGCAACTTCTCCAGAAGAGAGGCCTACTTAGCCCTGGTTACCCTTAATGGGTTCCAGATAGGATGCAATATACCACTTAGGTGAAATATGACACTCAGTCCAACCCGTAAATTCGGTCTCTTCACGAGATCGAACCAACAGGTCAGTTCAGAGGTCACCAACTCAATGGTGACTGACCTAGCCCTTAAGTGCTTGATCCCTCGTCTAGAGCAATTAGCTCCGGACGTTTCGCTCGATCTCAGTTCACTACTAAGATCTTGCGACTATAAGGGTCTTGTACTCTATGAGCTGGACTTGGAATATCTGTCCCACCTAGGGGCAGAAGCCCTCTTTATCTCCGCCCAGATCTTGGCCCTCTTTAAAAAGAGGAGGGACCTTGAAATTGGTGTTGATAAGGAGCAAGCTGCATTCCAGAAGTTCATGGAAGCCGAGTCTCTCTGTCGGGAGACCAATGAGCTCTTTATTCGAAGGTCCAAGGGGGAACTAGCGTTCCCTACAGACGTCGAACGCGTTTTTGCGCGCGCTCGGCGGAAAATCCTCCGAATACTTGGGCCCAAAGGACCTCCGGCACTAGACGTGCTGAAGATTCGATTCGGCAAGGGTGCCACGACGCGCACTCCCAAAAGGAAGGCGTCCGCTAGGCGCAAGCTTAGTGAGAACCTCTGCTGTGGTGAAGGGTTCCTTTCAGGGATAAGTGATTATCTCGGGGAATTGCCAGGTTGGATCTTTTCTCTCTACGGAGAGGAGAGCTCTGATACTGCTCAAGTCCGTGTCATAGTAGATGATGCGAAACTTGACTTCGTCCCGAAGAACGCGAAGACGTACAGACCGGTAACTCCATCCCCTTCGTTGGACGTTATGTTTCAACTTGGGGTTGGTGATTATCTGGCGAGTCGTTTAAAGCGTTTTGGTGTTGACCTTAACGATCAGTCCCTTAACAGGGATCTGGCTCGTGTTGGGTCATTAACCGGGGATTTAGCAACCCTGGACCTAAGTAGTGCTTCAGATACAGTCTCCATCGAGTTGGTCTATGACCTTCTCCCTGTTGACTGGGCCAACTTCTTGTGGTCTTTTCGTACTCCTACGATAAGATACAAGGGGAAGACCCTGAAGCTCCAGAAGTTCTCGAGCATGGGAAATGGATTTACGTTCCCGCTTGAGACGCTAATCTTCTTTGCGCTTGCGAAAGCAGTCGCAGATGAGGTTAGCGGGACTGTCTCTTTGAAAGATCGAAGAGTATCAGTCTACGGAGACGATATCATCATCCCTGTTGAGTGCTTCCGACTTATGTCAGAGGTGCTCAGATATGCAGGGTTCCTCCTTAACGAGGAGAAATCGTTTCACTCTGGACATTTCCGCGAGTCCTGCGGAGGTGACTACCTGTCGGGAATCGACGTCCGGCCTTGTTTTATCAAGGATGCCCTGACCACGATGGATATCTTCACGCTTCACAACTTTATGGTGAGGCGCGGTATGCATCGGGTCGCTTCCTTTGTCCGACTATGGCTCGACCCTCGGGTCGAACTATGGTGTCCGGAGGGTTACGGTGACGGTCACCTTTTAGGTGACTGGCAGCCGCTCCCTGCGGGCAGGGCAAAAGGTTGGGGCGGGTATTGGTTCCACTCGTATCGACGACGTCCGGTGCGTGATATAA